GCCCTACATTTATCTGTTCTTGCGTAGGATCAAAGCCTTGTTCATCTATATCTGCTTGTTGTCTTGCAAAGGTTTGAACATCTTGAGTGCTAGGTTGTAGATTGACACCTGGTATTTCACCTCGCCTAGCTTTGTCGGCAACATCACGTTGTCTTGCAGCATAAATTGCTGCTGTAACACTTTGTTCTTGAGGTGTCCTACCTGCAAATCCTTGTGCTTCACTAGGATCACTTAGATTGGTTTGGTCACCACCAAAGTTACCAGTTCTTTGATCGTCAAATCTTTCTTGTACTTCTAAAGACTCATCTGACTCTGAAGATGGACTGTCACCCATTATAAAATCACCTTTTTGTATAAATTATTCTTAGTTCTTCTGAACTGTACGTCTGTGCCTTTCCCATAAAGACTAATTAAATGCTTTCTAGCTTCTGATAACATTTCTCTTACGTTGCCAAAGGGCATAACTAACTCAACTATCCAAAGGTTGTTGCCACCAACAAAATCCTGTCCTGTTATGTGGACACTACCTCTTTCATAGTTTTCAGATGCTTCATCAGTAAGCCAAGCCCAAATCATAAAACCTTGTGGGTTGTTCTCACCATCCCAAACACGATACTGATAGTTAGCTATCGCAGGTAAGATCAATCTGTAAATATCACTAACCTTATAGGCTGCATGATGCCTAGAATGACCCATAAGCCATACAATACGGCCTAGTGCTTCGCTGTTATTCATTTTAGCCAGTTACGATTTTAGCTGCATCTATTTCTAGTTTTTGCTGTTTAATAGCAGCATCGGTTTCTGCTTTTTGCCTATCAAGATCAAGTCTGGCTACCTTAACCTGTGCATCTGCCTGTGCTTGTGCAGTTTGTGCCTGTACTTTAGCAGCTTCTACCTCAACCAACTTATCAGCAGGATTTGCCTGTGGTTGTGGTGGTTGTATGGCTTCTAGGCTTTCTTCTAACTCCCTAGCACCTGGAAAAGCCCTAGCTGCAAATAATAACATCTGTTTTGCCTGATCGAACCCTAATGCACCAGAACTTACCAATGGCCCTACAGATTGTAAAAACTGTACTGTGGCAGTCAAAAACTCGGTTCTGTTCTTTTGATCCATAGCTGAATCAATAGCACTAGATTCTTCTGTATCTATAGATATTCTATAACTTCTTAGTCGGTCATCACGCATGACTGCGACCACTTCTGGAGGAATAGCAATCGCAGTCATCTTTTCTAATAAGGTTGGCTCTAAGTTCTCAACAAGTAATTCAGCCTTTAACTGCATAATTTTGTCTAAAAACTTCTCAATTCTGCGCTGTCTGTTGACTAAACGCATTGCACCAAACTGACCTTTGATCCTCTGTGCCGTTGCTGTTTCCCTAGATGCAGACTGACCCCTCATAATATCACTAATACCTGTGATCTCATAAATAGTCTCAATGACTATCTGCCTTGATTGATATAATGCAGTTAATGCCCTAATAAGGTTGTCCAATGGGGCTTCTTGCATAACATTAGCAAGGCCACCACCTGCCTGTAACATAGCCATGTTATCTACTGGGATAAATTCATTATCATCAGCATCGGATAATCTAATCAGTTCTTGAAAACTAGCATCATACACACCTCGCCTTTTTAGGGCTTCGGTAAGTGCTGCAATCCTTTGTGTAATTAAATCTAGTTCAAATATCTGATCTTCATAGATAAACAACTCTGGTACTGGCAGAGTGGTGTCGGTAGTGGAGACTGCATATAACGGCTCTGGCATAGGCCAAAAACCATCTAAATTATAAGGATCGTCAAAGTCCTCTAATATTTCATTAAAACTTGTTGCAACAAATATTTGTTTACCAGACCTCTTATCCCAAATCTCATAAACTTCAGCCATATCAGGTTTTGGATTGTCCTGATAATCAGACATTTCTGTTGATCTATAAGTCAGAGGTATCTGCTCACCCTGCGTTCCATAATAATCAACTAAGTCCTGCCTAGATAATAAATGCCTAAAAGCAATCCATTTAACATCTTCCCAACATCTAGCAGGTGATATTGTTAAATCTGACCAGTTGACGTGTTCACAGGTAATTGACTGCTCTCCAATAAACTCAACTGGATCACCCTCAATAAACATACCTCTTGAATCTTGCTTGACATTCTCCTGGTCAACTTCATTGCCATCAGGATCAAGTAGTCTTTGTGCAACCTGTACTTCACCCATCTGACCTGGTGCAACTTCACCAATACCAGTAATAGGCTCAACTGTAACAGGTATTCTTTCTGGCTCACCGGTAACTAAAACAGGATCATACCTCAACCTAATAGCACCACGACCAACAATCAGCATATCCTCAATGGCTTTCTTTACTGCATTGTCAAAGTCGTAAATATCTAGCTGATACTGCAAACCTCTCTCAACAACTTCAGCAATAGTCCTACCAATAGGATCATTTGTCTTAAATCTACGGCTAACCTTTGGCTTCGGTGTATTGAAATACAAAGCAGACTTCAAAGTATCAACATTAGAATGAAATATATTCATCCTAGTCTCACGTTCAAATCTGTTTACATTATCATCACGATACCTCTGAACTATGCCTTCAGCACGTTCTCGCCAGTTTTCCTCAAAACGTCTAGCCTTTAATATCTGATCGTTCCAATAAGCAGCCCTGTCAGCTTTCTTAGTTGGTTCTCTGTCAAATCCATATTCCAATTATAATCTCCACGATCCTGGTCGGCTTACGTTGTCCAAACCACTCATCATTTCCTCAATCGTTGGCTTTCGCCAAATATCCTCATCAATCTCTGGGGCTTGTCTTGTAAATGGCCTACTCATACAAGCATAACGAATATCATCTGCTGCATGATCTTCCTGTGTCGTATCTATATCTTCCATTCTGTGCTTATCGTGGGTCAAAACTGGTAAGGTTCTAATAGTGTCAACGCAATCACTAAACACATAAAGCATAGGAACTCCATCATCACCCATCAACCTCTGACGAACCTGATCCCATCCTGCTACCCTTGAATTATCAGCCCTTCTAAACCTAACACCACATTTACCTAATCTTTCGCCAATAGATGGGCCACCATCAAACTTCCAAATGCTAGGATCACCAACACCAAAGTCTATTCTTTCACCCTTTTCCATTGACCGAATACCACTACCAACTTCTTCGGCAGTCATTCGCAAACCTCTATTTGGCCCTGCTGCTCCATACCACTCACGATACCTAATCAAAGCATCATCTGGTATAGTCTCATGTCCTTCAGCTACAGCCCACCAACCAACACTAAAAGGCGATGCACTTCCCCAATCAAAAGACCTAAACTTTGTCCAATGATGTGGTATCTCAAATGGTCTTATAACGTGTAACTCACGTTTCCATACATCTCCAAAGAATGATCCGACAACTAAATCCCAATCACCTTCTCTTAATGCTCTGCCTAACTCCTCTGGCAAACCACTAAATGAACTTGCATAACTAGGATCAATGTATTTGTTATCTTCCATCCTCGCAGGTATATACATCGACAACCAACCCCTATCCTTTGGATTGTTAGGGTCACGCATCGTATGATCGTAAAAATACGTTTCACTTGGCGCAGGGTCGATATACAAAGCCTTCAAAAAGTTATGTGATTGACCACCTGGATTGGCAGTCATAATCAATCTTGGTAAGTAATCTTTCTGAACAGGCTCATAAGACCCTAATCTCATTCTACTCTTAATATACCCAAGCTGATAAGCATTAAACTGACCTGCTTCGTCAATCAAACAAATATGTATTTCTGTTCCTTGAATACGATCACAGTCACTATCACGTTCTAAATACTGAAACTGTATGCTCGATCCATTGTAAAACTCAAACCTTTTCCTTGTCTCATTGAAAGCACCTAACTCACTAGGCATCTCTTTCTTCAAAGGCTGAATGTGGTTACTGTCTAACTCTGGTAATGACCTTCTAAAAATAAAAGCATTTAAACCAGGATTCTCTAAACAGAAACCTATTATATCCCAACGACCACTATGTGACTTCCCTCCACCTGCTGCCCCACCAAACAATATCTGCTTGGCTTTGCACTTGTGTAACAAATCCTGTTTAGGCTGTGGTATGTAGTCTAGTTTTATTAGCTTCTTAGACATTGTGGTTACCTATGGTTTACGACAACCTGTAATTTTTGTTTTTTGTTTACGACAACCAAGTGGTGTTTAATTTTTGGTGCGTGGGTATGTGTTTACATATCGACTTCGTTGTCGCAAAAAACCTAGCTGTGGGGCTTTGCATGGGGGCTGTTTGTCTAGTAAGTGCCTAGTTGTATTTCTGTAACCCTTGCTGACCAACAGTTTAATCGTCTAGTGTAACAGGTTTAGCACCTGTCGTACTAATGTCTATGGTTTCTGCTGCGTTGTCTCTTTGTATATTTATCTGTACTGCTAAGTTATTGTTTTTATTATCGTTATTACCAAATATTTCTTTTTGTGTGCGTTCTAAATACCAACTATCAGCTTTCCAATCACCTCTTTTACCTGCTTTTGCAATATTCGACAGCCTAGAAACTACAGCCATGCTTTCGGCTTCACGTACCAAACTAGCAAACTGTGGATCACGTTTAACCCACCGATTAAAGCTATCATAACTTACACCACTCGCTTGAGCAGCTATCATCTTTGGATTACCATCTCGCAGTAATGCAAGGATTGCTTCCTTTACCTCTGGTGTATCCTTATCAAACTTCTGCACATGATCGACTTTTCTCGGCACAATGGTTGTCGGTTGTCGTACCTTTTTGTCGTTGGTTGTCGTTTCAACTACTTTCCTAGCTAACTTAACCTTATGCTGAATATTACCCCAACCCTCTTTCTTAGCCCTCTTAGTAATCGACTGTCTTGAAACATCATAGTCATTAGCCAAAGAGTAAGCTGACTCACCATTGTTGAACCTAGCTTCTATTTCAGCCCAATTAATTCCAGGTTTTGATTGATTGTTTCTCATAATAAAATACTGCTCACCTCATTGCTAGTCTGGTTAGGAAAAAGAACGTAAGCAATAAAATTTGCAGTATATAAAAAACATACCCACATTTTGTCTGACTTGTCTAGTAGACACAGAATTTTTTTTTCAATCACGTTTTTTATCCTTGTTGTGTATGAATGTTTTACAAATCTCACAGATAAAACTTTCCCATTTCTTGTCATCAAAATGATATGTTGCCTTACAATTTTTACATTGAACTGATTTACTCATTCTTTAACTTCTCTATCAATTCCATCAATATAACTGTCCACCTCAACTTAGCTGTATCTTTATTACAACCTAAAAACATAGCTATCTTGCGCCAAGAAAACTTAGATGCTCTAGCCCATATTAATTCTTTCTGTGGTTTATCAAGATACACTAGCCACAATAAAG